TAACTATTCCTTATAATGTAGATGTTGTAACACCATATGAAGTTTCTGTTCTTGATAGATTAACAGCAATTGAAGATTATAATGCAGAAGAATATCATGCTCTTGTAGATATGAATGATTTTATGGGTAAATGTTTTCCTTGTGAGATTAAAGACCAAATAATTAAAAATCCATTTGATAAAGAAGAAACTCGTCATGAAAAAGATAGAAAAGATAAATTATTAAGAGAAGATATATCTAAATCTCGTAAAGAACAAGAAGAAACTAATGAAAAATTAGATGCCATTCATGATGTTTTAAAAGAAACTGCTCAAGAATCTAAAGGTGGTGGATTAATGGAAAATCTTGGAATGGCAGATACACTTTTAGATTTTATGCCTAAATCATGGAAGAAAAAAGTAAAAGGTGTATTTGGAAAAGGTAAAAATTTCTTTGGAAATATTTTTGGAAAAGGAAAATCATTATTAGGTGATCTTGGAGGAATATTTGGAAAAAAAGGTGCTGGTAAAGTAGGTAAAAAAGCAGTTAAAAAAGGTTTATTTTCTACTGTATTTAAAAATATGGTAAAACTTGGTGCTGTTGCTCTTGGATTAACTGAACTTATTGAAGGGCCTTTTGGAATGGTTTTAGATGATTTTATGTTTCCAGAAGCTCTTGCAGAAGGTATAGATGAAAAGAAATTAGCACAAAAAGGTGCTGTATGGGATTGGAGAAAGCATAGAACACCAGATGTTACAAATCCACAATATAATGCTAATATAAATAAAACCAGAGACATAAATGATATGAATGAAACAATATCTGATTTAAAAGATCAACAATCAGCTAATATCATATCAAATGCAGTATCTTCTTCTAATACAGTTGTTGGTGGTAATACTACAAATATTAGTATGCCTATTTATGCAACTGATCCAGATAAAAGTACAAATGTATTAGTTCATAATTTTGGTGCGTGATTATGAACTAAAAAGGGGCCATTCAAGGCCCCTTTTTTTATATATTAGATAAAATTATATATCAATTTCATCTGCCAGATTTTTAAAATACTCCATATTTTCATCTTCATCATCATTATCAACAGGAGCATTTTCAATAGGTTTAGAAGTAGATTTTTTATCTTTTTCTTTACTTTCTTCTTTAGATAGAGAAGAAGGTGTTTCAATATTTTCAACAGCTTCTTCAGCAGATGTATATTTAATTTTTTTATTTTTTACTTTATCATAAAGTTTTTTAAGTTCATCATAATCTTTGAAAAGTTTTTTATCTATTAAAGGAAAAAGAGGAATTTGACTATCTTCATCAAATTCAGGACAAGGAGAAGGTTTTTCAAATGAACTTTTTGAATAATCTGCTCTACCATCTTTATCTCTTATAATAAATTTAAAATTAGCACCTTCTGCTAAATCAAATATATCAACAGGTTCATTATCTTCCTCTAATAGATTTTTTTGAGGTTCCGCCATATCATGAATCATATTAAAGATTGCTTTTCCAAATTTAAATAAATGAACTTTTCCTTCATTTTCAGGATTTGCAGGGTCTTTAATAACAAGAATATTACAATAATATCCTGCATTATAACCAGCATTTCTTCCTTTTCTTCTTAATTCTTTTTTAACGTGTTCTGGACAATCTTTCCAATTTCCATATTCATTAATAATTTCAAAAATTTCTTCACAAACAGGGCATTCTTTTTTTATTGTTGTAGGACAAAATTCAATAAACCAACCCTTTTTTTCTTTAAAACCATGCTGAAAACGTTCTACATAATAAGGATAATCTTCTGATTCAAGACCGGGAAGAAATCGTATAATACAAGAACCATTACCATTTTTATCTCTTGCTGGATAATAAGTATCTTCTTGTGTATTATTATTTTTTTTACCTAATGAAGTGCGACTATAGGCTTTTAAGAGCCTATCTAATTTACCATTTTTATTTCTATTTCTTATACTTTCTAATGACATTTTTTACCTCTCTTTAATTGTTATCATTTATTATTTTTTGTGTACTTTTTGTCTGATTATTTACTTCTTTACACTTAATAATTACCTCCTTTAATATTTTTTTGTATTTTTCAATATCAACTTTCAATAATTTTTCATATTTTTCATATTTACCTGCATAAAAATAAGAACATGAAGGAATGTTGTCAAGATTTAAACTGAATATTTTTTTGAATATAATGAAAGTTTCTAAAATAATATTTGAATTAATAAATGCATTAAATACAAAATTTTCCATTCCTTTTTTAAATTTTAAACCATGTTCTAAAAGATAAAAACAATCTTTTCTAAAATAATATTCAATGTTATTTATAATTGCTTCTCTTTTCTCTTTTAAATCAAGATAATATTGATAATTATTTACAATATCACCAATCCATGTTTGAGGATCATGTAAAAAGACAGCAATTAATAAAAAAATTAATTCTTTTTCATATTTTATTTTTTTAGCTAAATTATCATAAAAATGAATATCATTTCTTGATAAAAAATGTTCATATGAAACGTTAAATGCTTTATAATTATATTTTGAAATATCTGCATTACTATTAAAATGAGCTTTATATGTTATATATAAACAAAAAACACGATAACCGCTTATAATTTTCATTATACAATTTCATTATTTTCTTTCTTTAAAAAATTAAGTTCAATAAATTCCTGTTTCATTTTTTCTTTTACTGATCTATTTATAAGTGGTTCAACCATATTCGGGTCAATACTAAATTTTTCACATGCATATAATACAGTTTCAATAATTGTCATATTATTAAATGCAAACTCATTTTCTATAAACTCACTAAAATCTTTTTGTGTAATAATCATATTTATACTCCTTTTTTGTAAAAAATATGATTTCCAATTTCTTTTACTTTTATGAATTTTTTTGCCCAATAAGGAGATACATGATTATTATGATAATACATAATTCTATCGTAGTCATATATTGAGAAATAATATATAGCAATAATTGCATTTTTTTGAGCAATTTCCCAACATTTTTTATTACGAGGTTTATCTGATTTTCCATCCCAATACCATGAAAATTGATGAGGTGCAGTAACAACTTTTTTAATTGTATTACCCCATTTTTTACTTTTTAATCGTGTCAATGTAACAATACCTACCATAATTTGCCCGGCATTATTTTCTCCACGAGCTTCATGATAGATATTTAATGCTAACCAATATAAATCTTTTTCTGTATATTTATTTCTAATATTTTTAAAATAATCAACATCTTCAACTTTAGGATTACTTTTTAAAATATTAGAAAAATACAAATATTTTATATCAGAAAGAGATTTATTTGATACAGAAGATATAAAAAATAAAATAAAAATCAAACAAAATACTATGGTCTTTTTAATCATAGCACAACCTTCCTTTCATAATAAAATCATGTTATAATTATAAACAATATTTTAAATTTGTCAAGATTTTTATAGGTGTTGATTGATTTTTTTACGAGCATCCAGAACAATTTTTATTGGAGGAATGAATTCAAAAATTGTAGAACCATAAAAACTTTCAATATTACCAGTATATGTTATATTTACTTCTTTCCAACCTACTGATAAATAAATTTCACGTATTTTTTCTATTATTTCATTATCAATATTATAATTTATTACTACTTTAATAGTTCCATTTGATTCAACTTTATTTGTTTTTAATCCTTCATTTAGTATATCAATATAAAACCACATACTTTTAGTGCTAATAAAATCTATTCGTTGACTAATTATTGAAGGACTTGCTATTTCTCTTCCCATATTTTAAACCTGTGTTGTTTGCATAATAGTTGATTCTATAATAATTACTGCTTGTGTAGGAGCTATTACTTGATATTTATAAGGCCCATAATAATAAAATGTACCTACTGGATATTCACGAGGTAAAGTAATTAATGGTAAAGCAATATCTACTTGTATTTCCTGACCTTGTAAAACATCATAAGGAGCTACCCCTATAAAATGGTCTGTTCTTGTTGCAGTGGAATCAATAAGATATACTTTATTTGAATCAGAAAAATCATATCCAATACCAAAAGCAAAAACAGAACCAAACATTAATGATTTAATTTTATTGCTATTACTATTAGTTATAAATGTTGAAGTATAAACTAATGTATAATTGCCTTGAAGTGTTCCTTCATATATTTCTACTCTATTTGTATCTGTTAATATTGTAGTATAACCAATTCCTGAACTTGTTTTAATTAAATCACCCCATTTTCCTTCTATACTTGTTCCATAAAGTGAAGGATTATTCATATTAGAACCAGAACTATATGTTGTTTGATAAGTAGTTAAATCACCATTATGTTCAAATTGTGATAAAATAGTTCCTGATACTACTTGTAATCCACAATGATTAGAACAATTTGAAACTGAAGCTGTTCCTGTTTGATCATCATATCTACCTGTACCAAACCAAGGCTTATCCCATGCGGCTTCTTTCCAATTCGATGAAGTTCCATTTATAGTAGTAATAATAACATTTCCACCTTCTGTAGCACATCTTACTTGTGTACCG